TCTCTGGGGCGAAATGCTTAGAGCAATACAAGAAATTAAACCCACGTTCGTCATCGCTGAAAACGTCGCTGGTATCCTTAGTATTGATGACGGATTGGTTTTCGAGCAGGTGTGCCTTGACTTGGAAGCTCAAGGGTACGAAGTACAGCCGTTTATTATTCCAGCTGCAGCCAAAAACGCTCCGCATCGACGAGATAGAGTCTGGTTCATTGCTACCAACACCTTGCAGATTCGATTACAACAGTGCAAGAACGGAGAAGAAATGGAAAGAAGATCAGAAGAAATATGCAGCGAAAGGAATAAATCTACAAATGGGATTAAAACAAATGGCAATGTTTCAAATGCTACCAACACCGACGGCAATGGATTCAACGAACGCCACGGCAACTATGAAAAGCACTCAAGTCAAGGAGGGCAGTATGCACAGCGTGACATTAAACAGAGCAATGTCAATGGGAATGCTACCAACACCAAAAGCACAAGAAGCGAGAGGCAATGCATCAAGGGACAGAGGGAAGTTCAATCTAACCGACGAAATAGCTGCACGATACCAACCAACTTCCAAGAGTTCCCAACTCAACCCCCGATTTGTGGCGGAGATGATGGGCTTTCCACCGAACTGGACGGAATTACCTTTCCTAAATGGAGAGCAGAAAGCATCAAAGGATACGGAAACGCCATAGTCCCACAGGTAGCACTTGAGATTTTTAAGCAATTAGAAAAAATATACTTAGAATTGTAATCATGTTTATTCAGGATGTTAATCAGGAGATGATATTAGAGCGATTAAAAAAGCTCTGTTCATTAGGTGGAATAAAGCCACCACAACAAGGCAAGGAGTTCATCGAGTTTATTCAAGACGGCTTCGCACGATGTGAAATCGAAACGATGGACAAAGCCTTTCGAGAGTATCTGCTCGGAAAGTATACAATCAGACAACCACAGCAACTCAACGTCAAATTTGTGAGCGATATCATGAACGCCTACATAAAAGACAACAGTCACACTTTAAAACTAAAACCACGGGAGTACATGGCGATTGAAGCACCCAAAGACAATAGTCCAAAGATGTCAGCCTTTGATATAGCCAAAAGCAACTGGGAGAATGTTAGAACAAAAAGGGCGGCAGTGTTTCCATCTTTTCTGTGCAAGGCATGGGAAGAATTAGAGGATAAGCCAAAGATTGATAAGAAGCGAGTGAGTGAATTGGTGGAGATGATTAATGACAATCAGAATATTTGGTTTTACAAACTAAAACGAGAGCGAGGACACAAACAGAAACGCTCACAACTTGACGAGGAAATTATTTACAAAGCCGCCTGTATGGCATACTATTTAGAACTATGAACAAAGATTTTTACCCTGAGTACATTGCAGCAAAGCAAAAGCTCACACGATTAGAAAAACAACACGACAACTACCAACGTAAAGTCAGAAATCAAATTAGAGAGTATCAAGTGACCATTCACAAGATGAGGCATGAAATACTCAAACTCAAAGGACATAATGTTGAAAGATGTCAGGAACTTTATGAACGCATTTTAAACGAGTACGGCATCACTGAAGATGAACTCAAAAGCCCAATGAGGGACAGATCAATCGTTAACGTCAGACACGCTTTGTTCTATTATCTAAGGCACAGAAAGAATTTCAGCACTGTGAAAATAGGATCTATTTTTAACCGTGATCATTCAAGCGTTATAAATGGATGTAAGAGAGTAGAGAATTGGCTGGACATTCCTCAAGTGTACAGAGAGGAGTTAACCATATTAGAGTTAATCAATGGAGCTGACAGTCAGGAAGGGGCGTGAGTACGTTCACATAATCCTTGAGAATGACAAGCAAGTAATCTACTATGCAAAGAAATACATGAAACAAGGCTTTGAGGTTTACAGCATCTGCAATGATAAAACAATTCAAATAAAATGCAAGTGATTAATTTCAGCGGAGGCAGAACATCCGCATACATGACCAAACGGCTAATTGATGAGGGTAATGATTATTTAGTCACCTTTCAGAATACTGGCAAGGAATTGCCGCAAACACTTGACTTTGTACATGAGTGTGGTAAGCGTTGGAATCTTGACATCGTATGGCTTGAATATCGTAAACCAGCCAGCTTTGAAGTTGTGACCTATGAAACTGCCTCTAGAAAGGGAGAACCATTTGACCAACTACTTGAGCAGCGACCTGCCTCAATACCAAATCAGCAGTTCAGATTTTGCACTTTAGAAATGAAAATCAACACACTCAAGAGATACCTTAAAAGCATTGGGATAAACGAATACACATCATTTAATGGTATACGCTATGATGAACCGAGAAGATGGCAGAAGATTAAAGCCACTGACCTTGACGTTGAGTTGCCTCTTGTTCAATGGAAAACCACAAAGGCTGATGTATTGAAGTGGTGGAGTGAACAAGATTTTGACTTACAAGTCAATGAACCCTATGGAAATTGCGACTGCTGTTTTTTGAAAGGCAAGGGCAAACTTGCAACGATTGCCAAAGAGAAGCCAGAACTTTTTGACTGGTGGATTGATAAAGAATCCGAAGGCAAACAATGGAAAAAGGAAATAAGCTATCAAGCACTCAAGGACAAAGCACAGGCTCAACTCGGTTTATGGGATGATGATCCATCCTTTGAATGTTTTTGTAATGTGGATTAATCGTGTAAAACTTCTTGAATAGGTATTGAAATTGCAAAGAACTTTGACATATCAAAAAAGCCGACATCATAAACGAGCTGACAACAGCCGAATGGTTGAGGGAAGTTTGTGAGAAGATAGGGAAGCACCAAGCTAATGACTTATATCAGGAGGTGTTTTTAATAATCTGCGAAAAGGATGAAGATTGGATAAGGGAAAAATACAACAGCGGATACTGGGAAGGGCTTGTCATTCGCATCGTGGTTAACCAGGCCTATGGACAATATACCAGGTTCAATAAATTATTTAAACAAGAGCCAATGTTGGACTCCTCCAAACTTGAAATACCTGATCATGATGTTGATTACAGAAACGAGATACTGCACTACTGCATTGACATTGTACTGCGAGAGTATGACTGGTATCATACTAAAATATGGAAGCTCTATTCAGAAGGTGGGCGTAACATCAAACCAAAATCAGCACGATCAATCAGCAGAGCAACGGGCATAAGTAGGCACGAAATAGATAAAGTGATTAACGAAATAAAATACAAAGCAAATAAACAATTCAAAAAATATGAGCCTTACATTTGAGATATTAGGACTCGCCTCCGCAGGAGTAATTCTTGTAAGAAACTTGACATACAAGCTCAAGGTTAAGCCATTTACCTGTGAGCTATGTCTTGCGTTTTGGTTGAGTGTACTGTACTTCCATTCCTTGGAGGGAGTTCTATTCTCATTTGCGGCAGGGATGATAGCAGCGATATTGAACAGATATGTATGAACTAAAAGACATTAACGAAGTAATTGACACATTAAAAAGACATTTAAAATACCGAAGGGGCTTTGCACTAAGTCAACCAAGACCAAGCGAAGTCAACGAGGCACTAACCAAAGTAATAAGAATACTAAATGACACAAGAACAAATAACATTCATACTGGAGGAGATGCTGCCAGTATTCCAGAAATGGAAAGAAACACAAGTGCTGAAGATGACACCTGAACAAAACGTCGAGTTCAGAGCAGTGTACCTACAAGAGATGGGCAAACCACTTCCAACGTGCGGCAACTGTGTAGTTGAGGGGATGCTCTCAATGATTATTAGAGCTGAAGCACAGAAGAAAGAGTTGAACACTCTTGCTGACGATGAGCAGCCTGTTAAAAAAAAGCGTAGAAAACGTGTCGTGCGTAACGAAGATAATTCAACAGGATTGGGCGAAGGATAAACCTTGGCTCGTTGTTGGTACCGGTCCATCGCTTGAAAGGTGGGATGCTTCAATGATGTTAGACTATAACGTCTGGACAATTAATGGAGCATTGGAAAAAACACGATACGCAGATATAGCAGCGTTCCATGATCCACCCATCTATAACGAACCACAGAAATACATAAACGGAAAATACAAGGCACGTTTTATCCTAACCAGAACTTGCAATAAAAAGATATACGACAACACCATCTTTGTACAATTTAAGATTGATCCAAACGTGGGGCATTACACATTCAGAACATTCAACTCAAGCTCATTTGCATTTGAACTACTAATGAATAGATTTGACCAAGTATATACGTTAGGGATAGATGGAGGTCGTGAACTATACCAAGGATTGACTGAACACTATATCAGAGGAGAGCAAGGAACAAACTTCAACGCTCACAATCAGCATATGCACGAGCTAAAAAATAGAACGGATTGTCAAGTAATTAGGCTGTGAAGAAACATACTAAAATATATCTAAAAGAAATGAACTACCATCCGACGGATTGGATAGCGTGTGAACTATGCGGTGATACAGCCGTTGACATTCACCACATAGAGGCAAGAGGTATGGGTGGAGGAAACAAAGACACGATTGAGAACCTAATGGGATTATGCAGAAATTGTCACATCGAATACGGTGATAAAAAACAATTTAAGTCAATGCTGAAGGTAGTCCATAAGGTAAAGATGAACGAAAGAAAGTAATTACATTGTAATAACTGTGAATAATCTGTGAAAATATGGCAAACGAAGAAAACTTAAAACCATTCAAAAAAGGTGAGGATGATAGAAGATGGATGGAGGGCAGACCTAAAAAGTTCACCACCTTGATGAAGGAGGAAGGCTACAAGCTTTCAGAAGTGAACGACAGCATTCAGGCAATCATGGCAATGGATGAACAAGAGATTAAAAAGGTTCTGAAGAACGAAGATGCAACCATGTTAGAAAAGACAGTTGCAAAGGCTATTATTAAATCGTATGAGAAAGGCTCACTCTATTCAATGGACACTTTGTTGAGTCGAGTATATGGTAAGCCAAAGGAAACAGTAGACGCAACCGTGGAGGCTAAGGTTGTTAATGTGACTTTAAATTTAGACTAATGATTTTACATGGGGATTGTTTAGAGCAAAGCGAACAGATAGAAAGCGGTTCAGTTGATT